GCTGACACAGTTTGACTGTTACCGTCTTCAAAATCCACTGTTATTGGTGTGAGATCTTGATTAATCACTTGGTTATATTCCAATGTGCCAAACATGCTGTTCCACGCATCAGCAAATGATTTTTTTTCAGACTTCATGCGTTTGGTGATGAGCTTGTCGGTGCTTTCTGGGCGGATATGGCCAACGATAGTCTCCGGACTCATATTCAGTGCACGAATGGCACTGGGATAGAGACTGTTGATGTCAACACCGCCAATCCAATCATGCATGCCCTGTTTTGGATCAGCCACATATGCCCCAACCACACCAGATATGTCGACCGAATCGTCATCCTCATCGTCGTCGTCACTGCGGTGTTTCGCGCGATCATTCTTGCGATTTGGTACAACAAATCCAAGATCCCAAGATTCGTTAACAATAGCCTGGTCGATCAACCCCACTGCACCCATAGTGGTTGGCAGCAGCACACAGTTTTCATGTGCTAGATTGTTGCTGAGTTCTATGAACTTGTTTTTAGCATCGATCTTTACCAACAACATGACGTCTTGGCGATTATATTCTATGAATCTTTCAAAATCGTTGTTGTAGAGACTATCTAAACTGCCTTCGTAATGTGTTTTCTTATCACCAACTTCATATTCTCCCACAAAGTCCAAACGATAACTGTGCATTTCATGATAGGTATTTTTGCGATACAGTTGTAGATAATCAAGGTGTATCCTACCAACTAGATCATACGTCACAGTCTGACGTCCATAGGCTTCGTATTCACGCCGCTTGGGATATTTTCCCCAGAGACACAACTTGCGTGTTTCTTCCTTGCCCAAGACCTGTACTATGCGATTGTGTATATAGGGAATATCATAGCCTTCGGAATTCCAACCACTCAGCACATCAGCATCATCTATGATGCCCAGAAACAGTTCTAGCAGTTCTTTTTCGCTTTCACACAGAACTGTATCGGCAAATTTGGCTACAATTTCTTCAGCAGTGGTTTGATCCATGTCTTTGGGTTTGATCACCATGGTAAAGTTTCTTTCCAACCATTTGAGATAGATTGAGATGGCAGTTATTGGCGAAAATGCATCATCTGTGCTGGAAAACCCACGTAAAGGATCAAAGTCAGTTTCAATGTCAAAAAAAGCCACATGCAGGTCTGGTCCCGGTACACCCTTGTAGTTGTCATAGAAGCAGCGGAACACTGGATTGATATCCGATTCATGCTGAGTCAACTTGGGAATGATATTAATTTCTCGTGTAAATTCTTTCAGTTTAGTAGTTTGATACTTTTCACAGGCAGTACCGTAGATATTCTTAAACTTGCCACGAGCGCTGGGCCAATACACACAGTATTTGGTAGGAAATTGGTTGTAGATGCGTTTGCCAGCGCGGTTGCGCTCTACTACTAATATTTGATTTTTATCACGTTCATAGAATGCATCAACATACATGTCTGTACCTCCTAACTCAGTTATAATCTCTCTATCAGAGACATTCAATAGACAATTTTTGCTTGCGTTAATGAACGATACATGTCACTGTTGTACCATTTGAAACTGTCCAAAATGATGTCATTTAATCCACGACTGGGTTGCCAACCCAGTAGTTTTAATGCACAAGCATTGTTGGAAAATCTCATGGCACTATCTCCATCCAAACGATTGCCGTATCGATATGGCAGTTGTTTGCTCAACAACAGTTCGGTAGTGTTGATCATTTGCTGTACACTGCGACCTTGGCCACCGCCAAGATTCATCACATGCGCGCCGTGATTGTTTGGCAGCCATTTTATTGCCAATAAGACTGCATCGGTAATGTCTAAGACATGCGTATAGTCACGTATGGCAGTCTTGTCCGGAGTAGGCCAGTCCCTGCCCCATACAGTGAAATCACGGCCATCTACTACACTTTCCATAATCTTGGCCATCAAATGGCTGCTGCCCTGCAACTCTCCAAGATCGTATTTGGTATGTGCTCCTGCTACGTTGAAAAAACGCAGGCTTAGGCTGCGTATACCATGCGCCCCGTACCAATCTCTCAGCATCATTTCGCCAACCATCTTTGTAGTAGCATATGGACTGTAGGGGGACAATGCATGCGATTCATCAATGGCCACATGTTGATCTGCATAAACCGAACTGCTGCTGGCAAAAATTACATTGCGAATTTGATTCTGCACACAGCATGACAGCAACTGCTGCATTTTGGTCACGTTGTTTTCCCAGGTGCCAGCAGGATTGGTCATACTGGAACCAATCGTGCTGTTGGCAGCCAGATGTATCACAGTTTCTGGTCGATATTCGCGAATGGCTTCCTGGCTGACCTTGCTGGCAAAATCCTCATCGGCTACCATATCGCAGAATTTAGTAGTGTGTACTAATTCTTTAGCACGTCGATCGATCAACAGCACCGAATAGTCAGTCTTGTCTTTGATTTCAGCTGCTACATGGCTGCCTATGTAGCCGCATCCTCCGGTGATGAAGATCCATTTTTTCATTTTTATGCTCGACCTGCTGCCATCAACACCTGTTCAACCTCGTCCAACTCTTCACGGCTTTCGGTCAGTTTGTCCTTGTTTTGGTTGTTTTTAAAGGCAATGGTGATGGCCTTGTTCAGCACAGTCTTTTTGATGTCCAGTTCTTCTGCGATGTTTTCAATGGTTTCCTTGAGGCCATCTCGCATAGATGCAATATCAATCATGGCCTGCACGCCTTCGTTGATCAGACCCTGTAGTCGTGCCTTGTCACCAGCGGAAAGTGAACCTATACTCATTTTATACTCCTTATTGCAGTATATCAAGCATATGGTTATCTGCAACTGGTGGTCAATCAAGCATTGACAGTTGACCCCTGTACTTCAATACCGTTGTTCCAGGGGTCCCAGGACAAGAGATTGTCTGTGTACCACATGGTCCATTGATTGAGCCCGCTGCGTGCCCAGGCCAACCATCTTGAACCATTGTCATAGTCAAACACCGTTACACCGTTGAAAACATAACCAGATACACTGAATTTGGAAAAAACCAAACCGTTTAGAGTGATATAAAGCCTATTCACCCCAGTGACCACCATAGCACCGGTGCTGTTGACTGTGATGGACACAGCAGTATCTTCAGCATCCAAACTCACTTCTTCCCAGACCGTGTCATGCAGCGAATTGGTAATAAACAAGCGGCCTTTGCAACCCCAATACCACACCAGTTGTCCTGCTCTTTGATACAGCGCTGTGCTGTAGATAATTTCAACACCCTGTGGTACTGCTGCTGCTGCCCATGATAGACCATAGTCGAGGCTATAGATTATTTCACCACGGTTGCTGCCATTATTGCCCACAGCAACCCAGACATCAGCAGTCTCGCTGTTGCTTATTGGTGCGGATTTAAAATATGCCACTTGGTACAAGAGGCTGTTGTTGTTGCTGGTCCAAACCATAGCCCAGCCAAGATCAGCGCGGTTGGATCTATATATTTGTGCCACTTCTGAAAAGGCAGGATAGGGACCGTATCCATTGATGTAATTGTAACTGCCCACAGCCAACCAATGATCATGACCGTTGTGATCCCGGGCATGACCAAGGCCAACTGTGCCAAATCCATCATTGATCTCAGTATGGCTCCATGTGACCATGTCAGTTGTGGTGGCTAGATAACCTCGCTGATTAGCCACTGCGACCACACCACCATTTGTGGCCAAAGCAGTACAGAAATCACCAACGTCAAATGGTCTAGTGATGTCGCTCCAAGTTATGCCGTCATCGCTTTGGCTGGCCGCTGGCCAACTACCATAGGGCTGATTTAAAACTCCGGCTACCAAAATAGTCTGCATGATGATTCCCAACGCTGTGTAGGATATTTATCGGCGGTTATTTTTGGTTTACTTGCAAAGCAATACTGTCTATATAATCACTACAGATTCCCCAGACATCAACTTGGGCTATGGTGTCAAGCATGCCTGCCGATTCTGGCATAACGCACACACTCAAGGGTGTCAGTGACTGCCCCGGAAATGTCCAAATATATCCACTTGTGGTCAAAGTCACAGGATCATTTTCATGGAAAAACACATGGCCGCCCCAGCGACACAGTCTCAGTTGATAGAGAGTTTTTATGTCTTTGGCATGTATCCATACGTGGTGCATGTCAAGATTATCTTGTCGATCCATGGTTCTCAGCCAGGCAAGATCTAGTGCATATTGTGGCTGATCATGACCCAACCACCATGAACCATCACAGTACCAAACATCTATCTCAACATCATAGCCCTGTTGTCTAGCCTGCGTAATGGCTGAATGTGTATTTTCAATATGGGGGTCTGGACCCCGAGTCAATCCACGATGTGCAATCAAAACAGTCACGATTATCTCCAATTCTGTGCATAAACATAGCAGAGATTACGTCTCTTAAACAATAATTGGTCTGCCCATTTTGCCATTGACCACAGGATAGGCCTTGAATACCACATGTGGAAACTGTGTTTTCAAAGATAGAAATGCTTGAAGATTGGCCATATGATCATCAAATAGCCGAGTTTCAGTAAATCTACCAGTTCTCAGTAATTTTTCTATGATAATTTTCTTGTTTTCAGCCGAACTGCCAGAACCAAGATTGCCTGCACGGAACACATGCACCTTGCTCATATCTAGGCCATGATCTTCAAAAGTTTTGAGAAACTTGCTCTTGTCGTCAAGGTCACTGCGCGCTGTAACTATAACTACACGCGAACCTGGACGACGACCTACTGTATTCACTGTTTGCTGTGCAGTTCTCCAGAGATCTTTGATGGGTCTACTGGTGGCGCGAAAAAGTTCCGCATCTTTAAACCGACCAAAATCAAATTCTTCACCCGGCTTTAACTTATAATGGTTGAATTCAGCAGAAGTTAGTTCTTGTTTTGACCCGTCTGGCCTGCGGATCAAAACAGTTGCAGTGGTTTTCATCAGCGTGTCATCTATGTCAAAAATGGTCAAAACAGCACCTTCGTCATCTTCTCTCACCTGTTTGCGACCAAGACAGTGCAGGCTCTTGTACCATTTGGCTCGTTTTTTATAGAAATTGCCTGCATTGGGATCATTTAGAACCGAACCGGCTTTTCTACAGGAAATTTTGCCACCATAGTTACGTTTGATGTAGTTTTTCAGTCTGCCCGAACTCTGCCCAGGGTAGGGTGCATGTGTTTTTTCATTGTCATCTTTTTCGCTAATAACAGATTCACTCTGTGAGCCGCCGTCAGCAGCAGACATATTCTTTGGTTTTTCTAGAAATTCTACAAACTTCATGTGATTGATCCTGTATCTATCTCTTATTTAACAGAGTGTTGGTGAACTACCGCGGAACAAGCTGTTGCAGTCATCTCCGCACGAAGAATAAATAACAGTATGAAAATAGGTGAAATCTTAATCCATCGCAAGATCGATGAAAAACAGATGAATATTGCGGGCATGCGCAAATATATCGGCACGCCCAAAGATAGAATAACAATATTTTTGGACAAGGTTCGCAACCGATCTCCATTTACCATCAAGACTCATCAAGGTCAGCAACAGGTGATTATAGATCCCAACGAAGCAGATCGGCTGGAAAAGGAATTCAATGAACCTTCTGACAGCAAAACCATTTGGATCAACCTTGAGACAGATGATAACCAATCTACACCATCTCGTATTAAACTCAGTGACATCGTCAAAACAGCCGAATTCGGCGGAGAAGAATCTGGATCCAGAGAAAAACTAGAGCAAATGCAAAAGGCCAGTGTAGAATTACAGTTGAAGACCTTGTTAAATGATAGAGATTACATTTGGCTCAATCTTGGTACCACAGCCGATCCTGTAATGGTACACGCAGCATCGGTCATAAAGACACCCGGAGTTATGAAAAGCGATATGACTATTTTAGACGAGTACCAACAGCCAGTCGGTTGGATCAGTCTCAAAGCAGGTAAAGATTTTAAATGGGGAGGCTGGCAGCATCTATCAGGCAACCCAGACATTACAGCATGGATAAACAGGATAAAAGATGTTACAACTTCAGCATCAACAGGTAAACCCACCTTGTCTCCTGGTCAATCGTTTGGTTTAAGCACTGCAGCAGTACCCTATGAGATCAAAGAAAAGATATTGTTTGGCAAAAACTTTGGACAAAACTACGGAGTTTCAAATGTCAACATGATATTATACGGTATACCGTTTATCAAACATGAAAAAAACGATATCTATACCTTAGACGCTGATAAAAAATGGATAAATGGCCAAATTCCTCAAGGTGAATATGAACCATTTCTACTGATGAGATATATCGGTGATCGCCAAGACAGTGGCATTTTGCATGCTCGCGGCGAAACTGCTTGGAACACGCAACGTAATATTACCTGGCTAGATAATCAACAACAGCAGGCCGATTATCTACAAAAAACATCGCGTCAGACAAAACCAAAAACAACATAGGCAACAGCAATCTCACTTGAAGTGTGGCAAAACTATCTTTGCCGCAGCAGCGGCATTTTTTCCATAGAGATCCTGCAGAACTTGACGTTGCAATTGTGCGTCATTATGCGACAGCATGTTGCGTATGTCGGTAGCACTGATGATGTCTTGTCCAGCAACAGTGAACTGCACCACAGGTGTTATGGTAACATATGCATGTCCAGATTTTAAGTCAAATGGTGCCATTGGTTCGCCCGGATGATAGGGCTGTAGATAAGCAGGAGTGCCGTCCTTCTTCAACCCACCTTTTAATCTATCTGCATCTTTGGCACTTACAGCATAAATCACATGATCAACTGTGGGATCGTAATGGGCTAGTATTTCTGTGGCCTGATATGGGCTTTTTACTTCGGCAATTCTGTTGGCAGGAATCCCCTGCAGTTCAGCAAGACTTTTGCGTTCAGCAAAATTGAACGGGCTGTCAGGACCTGTCTTGCCAGTGGTAGCGATCCAAACGTCGGCATCTGGCCATTTCTGCTGTAGTTCCCTGTAGGTTTCTGCATGTCCCTGATGAAAAGGTTGGAATCTGCCAGAAAAGATAACTATAGTCTTGCCCTGTTCTGCTTCTATTAGAAGTTTTTGTCCCGCAGTAATAAAATCAAAGTATTCTTTGAGGGTAGGTATCTTGTGTTCGGCAAATGCTGACTTTACCGCATCAAGTGCGGAGGTCTTTTGCTGACCTTTTGCAGTGCCAACTTCACCAGATTTCACACTGACCATGCTGGAAAATACACCTTCCATCCTGCGATTACTGCGAGGATTACGTATCTTGCTTTTGGCCTGTTTCAAAAGTCCAGGAAAATTGTCTTTAAGATCATACTGCCACAACAGGGTCTGGAGATCTTTTATATTGCGAGAACTCCACAAAACTATCTTATCAGCAGTGGTAAATGTACCCGGCTGATAAGTGACCTTGCGTAGTTGCAATTCATTACTGCTGAGATTGAATTCATACTCTTGATCTGGACCAAGACCTTGGGGATCAAGTCGTTTGATGTCAATTCCTAGAGATTTAAACAAGTCTGCAGGTTCAGTTTCTATGGCAGCAATCTTGACCAAACCCAGTATCAATCCTTGAGTGGCTGCCGGATAATCTAGAAAGCCCTGTTTGAACTCTGCTTCAGTTGAATCCAGTGCTATAATGTTGTCGATCTGTGCAGAATAGCCGAGATCTGCATCGTGATAACGCACAGACACAATCTCACCGCTGTTGTAGGTGCGCTTGCCAACATATTTGGGATTTGAAAACGGTACTATAACTGTGTCAGGCTGTTTTGTAAACCAATTCACTAGATCTTTTTTGAGTTCAGGTTTAGTTTTGGATGATTCGATATGCACAATGAGATCAATGTCACCAAAATCCTGCTTGCTGGGATCGCTGTTATAACTGCCGCTGGGCTGCATGCTGACAAACCCAGGGTATTGGCTGATCAGCTTGCGATAATCCTCCATGAAGTGTGCAAAATCTGCTCGACTTTTGATGCGATCTGCACCTGCTACACCGCTTTCGTCTATCATAACTAGTCCTTGAGTTTGGAGGTGTCTGGCAGAAATTTGCCTGTTAGCCCTAGTCTATCCCTGCGATCACGCCATTGATCCTGAAGGTTATCTGGAATATCTGCTCGCGTGCTGTCTAAAATCTTGAAATAAACATCCAATAACTGATTATAGTCATCTGGCCTCATCTTGTTCTTGAATAGATCGAGAAGTTTAAAATAGTTTTCAGCATCGCTGGGAGTGATACGGAAGCCCAGTCTGTCTCCTAGTATAGTCAATGCTTCATCTGGATCTCTGCTGATAATTTCCCCAGTGGCCTTGTCTTTGACACCATTGATATGGTTGAAAGAAAGGTCGGCAACTTGAAAAGCAGCCAACATCAATTGTGTACGATGAAGTCCTTTGACGTTTGAACCAGCAGGGGTCGCTGACGAATAATAGGAAAATTTCAACCATTTGAGGTTGCCTACCATCCAATCTATCTGTACACCTACGCCAACTTCTTCACCATCGGTGTTGATTTGAGGATACAGGCCAAACAAGTTGCCGTCTGTGACTTTTTTCTCATCACAATGCAGTTTTGGCGCATGACTATTGATATAAACTGCTAGCAATTTGAGAAAAGCTTTCATCCTGCTCTGTTCTAGTGTGCTGGTTCTAGCACGTTTTTGCAATGCTGCTGCTTCTGTAGCAACTGCTGTTGGATCTAGACCCCACTCTGCAATACTCGCATCGCTCATTTTTTCATCAAGTATGTCAAGTGCACTTACTGCTAGGTCAATGTCACCCGATTCTAGCTTTTTTCGAACACTACCAACAGGATTAAAATGTTCCTCATTGAAGATATCTGCCTTGTTGGGAAATACCCGCTGTAACTCAGCAAAATACGCGTCAAGAGTAGGAGTAATATCATCCAATTTGATAGCAGCAGTACGGCCAGCAAACACATTACCGCCTTCTCTGAGTCTGCGCAGTTCAATTGGATTGGTATTTTTTTCTAATAGGTCTATTATTTTCATCAGTGGTGATCCTTGAATTTTCTTACTGGACTGATTTTATGTACCCAATCTGCCTCACCGCTAGGGGCTTTGGTCAATGTATCATTGTTGCGTTTCATTCTTTTCAGCATTTTTAAAACCTGCTGATGTTCGATCTCAGTATAGGGAACTACCAGAGGTTTGTCTTTCATCACGCTGTTAAGAGGAATATTGGGATTTTCTGGAACACCAGCCAGAGCGGTCAACAGCCGATAGAATTCGTAGTCGCTGTCAAGGTCGGGGACCAGTGTGCCATTTGGCATGGCTTCTCTACTGGTATCCGGCACGTCAGCATCACCACGATGTTCAAAGATTTCTCTTGCTCGCACGATATTAACCTTTGCAGTAATTACAAATGTTATTTATATTATTCCGCATTTGCAGTGGTCATTTAGATCATCAAACATTTTGTGATAGAATTATCGCACGATCAATTACATCTTCTATCAATTGGAGATCATAGCCTTCTGCACGCAGTCGTTTGGAAATGGCCACCCAAGAGCGATCTCCCATACCAACTCTCATAGTTTCATACATCTCTAAAACATGCAAGGCCGTGAGACTTTCATCAATCGCAGCAGTTGTTGCGGTGTTTCGAATGTTGCGATCATGTATGTCTGTGCTTTGTTGTGCCCACTGCAGCGGCGTCAAACCACCTTGGCTGCTTTTCCATGCCTGCATAAGACTGTTCATATCAGTGCGACGTGTTTTGGCCAATATGTCATGCATGATTTTGTTGACAACCTCGTCTGATATCTTCTTACCAGTTCGTCCATATTTTATCAGTGCACTGCGTAGATCTCCAACTGCTTTCAACGCTTCATGTTCGACCTGTTGTTCATCTAGGTCAGCTCGGCTAATACGACTCTTTCTAGACAATTCTTTAAGTGCTGCTACCATAGTATTGACTGTGTTGGCCAATTGCTTGACTGAATCAGCCGCACTGTGATAGTCGACTGGATCATTACTCAGCATATCTGCAAGATTGGCAGATTCCCGTGCTGCTTTTGTACGCAGTGCAGACATGGTGTATCGTTCGGCGCCCCCAAGAATCAGTATCTCACTGTTGTTCATGGGATCTTGACGATCTCTGCGATAGACAACATCCTCCGCCACTGGACTGCGTTCCAACATGTTGTTGATAGGTACATAGGTGGCTGCAAGGTTTTTCAATTCCTCAATCTGATGTTGAAGATTATCGCTGTTGGCAATGTGTGAACAAAGTTGCGACAGTGCATTGAGATGCTGAGCTATCTTAGGTCCAACTTGAATTGTTGCATCCATGTCTACACCATGATTAGGTGTTAATATGGCTATCATTTTTGGATTTAGATGATTGACATTCATTGCCTGCTCCGTAAACTACCATGTATTTAGCGGCTGCGGCAGCTGCTGACAAAAAGTCAGAATGACAGAGTGGCCTGCAGTTCTACAAGCATTTGCATACACTCTGACATTGGTTAAATCCCTAGCTACAACCGTCCTAAACTAACCCAAGGATCTTTGCTTGTTCGGCCAGTGCAAAACTGGCAAGGTTCTTTGATTTAGATTCGCACATGATATCGGCAGTTTTGAGAAAAGACAACGCCCATTCATTCACAACACGGTTTGGATAAAAATCGCTGTGAGCTCTGAGTTTCTGTTTTTTACATCCACCGGCGAGCAATTTTGTCATGTCTGGCATACTTGTGTGGGAGAAACCACTTGGTAAATGCTCGTTGCGACTATAAGAGTAATGTATAACTGGCCGTGCCCCTTGCCAACTTGCAATTACTCTCTGGTATCTATCATCAGTTGGTTTGATGTATTCGCCTGTTTTGATAAAATGATGATGTAAATCTAATACTAGTGAACAATCCTTTTCCAGATACAAAACATCTTCTAAGCCCCATGAATTTTCGTCATTTTCAATAGTAATGCAGTTGCGTGCTTCCGGGGATAATCTCCGTAGTGCTTTGCGGATTCCATCCGGTCCTTGCCTTCCGGCAATATGCACGTTGATTTTGAAATCATTCTTTGTTTTACCAAAACCAGCCCACCGAGCCATATCAACATGATATTCAAATTCTTCTATAGAACGCTGTACAATATCTGGATTTTCACTAGCCAAACAGACAAACTGACCCGGATGCATGCTCAGTCGCACGTCTAAATTACGAGCAGTGGCACCAACCTTGGCAAATTCTCGTGCACAATAATCACGAACATCTGCACGTTGCCAAAAATATCTCCAGGTGGCTTCAGTATAAACGGGTAAAATATCACTGCTCAATCGACACATGCGCTGTTCTGCAGGCAGTTGGCCAACTTTAGCAACCAACAACTGCGCAGAGCGTATGTTGTGTTCCATGAGATCCCAAAGTCTCTGTTCAGCTACTGCACGAACCTGTCGATTCAACCAGGCCACAGTTGTGGTACTGGTGTTCAACTCCCTGTTTCGCGCATTAACCTTCATGTTGATGGTTTCGCTGGGATCATCCAGCCATTTGCAACAAAAACCCAAACGCTTGTGTGTCAAATCACAATCCATTCATTCCAAGTTAGTTGAGTCAACAGCATGTCGTTTTCATGTTCAAACCACAGCTGGGTTTGGTTTACGTAACCACGGTCAACAATTTCAACAGCAACATCGCCTAGACACCGCTGTTCGACAAATCTACGCAATTTGACCAGCATGTCAGTATCAGCTGACAAGCAATGCCAATAGTCAAAACCCAAACTGAATGGAAACAGTTGATTTGGCCATGGAGTGCCAAATCTCCTATCATACTTTATCAATCTCTTGGGTATGTCGTATTCTGATAGTCTGTCACTGTCAAGCAAGAAAAATTTTCCCATGATCTTATCCTAGCAGAGTTTCACATCCATGTCAAGGTGAATAAAACATAGTCATGTCTTTTAATAAACCAAAATATAGGTTGTGGTACGTGAGATAGTCCCCACACTCCCTCAAAATGATCTAGGTATCTAGTTTCAAATTCATCAAAAGCCCAAGTTGGCCTAGGCTCGCCAAAGGTTTCCACAAGCCAAAACACCATCCTGTCTAGATATTGCTGTTTTTCTTCAGGTACCACGACAGAGTAGTCCATGATGTATCTAGCAACATTGAGACTATGTTTGGTCCTGTTCATATAATTGATCAGACATCAAAACTTTATACGGATTTCAACTGAGCCCAGACTGGATCCCAACCACACTCGGCCAAAAGGTGCAGATAGGTCTGCACCTTAGAATCCAAGATGGCTGCAGCACAGAGTTGATTCTCCATGTTGCTGGTGGCAAGACAACTGTCATAAATGCAGGTGAACGCCAGTTTTTGCTCATCAACTGTGAATTGATTGACCCATGCAGCAGTGTCACTCATAATTTTTCTCCAGGTGTTGTGCCGCGGAATCCCATGAATACAGGAAATCTCAGGCTGTAAGTGCCATCTTGATTCTGTGTAACTGCATCTCCTTTGATTTCAACAATCCTGCCAATGACTGTGTCTTTCTCAGCCCAGATTTGGTCACGCAGTTCTTCTGTATAGCCGCCTCCCACTGTTACTGTGATGATCTTGCCTTGGTCTTCACCCTGACACACCAAACCTCCCAGGGTATGAGCAAATTTGCTTTCTGGTTTGCCGGACTCAACTGCAACAACGGCCAAATCAACTGTGACAAAAGGTTTGATCTTGAGCCATGCATCAGTGCGTTTGGTCTTGTAGGGTGCACCGGGGTCCTTGATCATAACCCCTTCATAACCTGCAGAAATCGCATCACGGTTGAACTGCTGGAATTCAGCCTGCCCTTGCGTAGTGTTGAGATCAACCTGTTGTTTTGGTACTACATAGACACTACCATGACTATCCCGCAGCCAAGGCATGAATTCAGCCAAGGCCGCATGACGTTGGGTCTGCGTTAAACTGCACTCCCCTGCGATGAAATCTGTCAAAGGCAAGCAGTCAAACAGTGCCAATTTGGCATCATTGGTATCCACATCTTCCTTGCGATTCAGCTGTTTCATCAGTGCTTGAAAATTTCTACTGACCATTTCACCATCAAACACCATGCTGGTAGTGATTACAGGCAGCAGCCTAGCCAAATACTCTGCAATCTGTGGGAAGTTATCGTTGACACGTCCATCCCTGCTGTACTGGGTGACTGTATTTTTGATCTTGTCCAGAACAGAAATAATCCTCACTCCATCCAATTTGATGTCCAGCAGTTTTGGGCCTTTCATCTTTTTTGGATGATCTTCACCGTTCTTGGCCAACTGGCAGGAAAAAACCGGAATGGCAAAGCGATTTGCTGCATCACTATTTTTGGTCAAAATTTTGTTGATGGTGGTTTCTGTAATGCCGCATTTGAGATCTTTCAACAGCACGCGGCGGTAAAAGCAATTCCATTCTTTTACCGGAGCAATGTTAGCAGCAGCACGCAGTACTTCTCTGGCTTGATTGCCGGTGAGCGTGCGATTTTCCAATTTCTCAGCGATTGATTTAAAGCGTGACCAAGTAAAACTAGTATCAGTATTGTCGCTGTCCTCAGGGGCATCTATCAGGGGTACTTTTTTAACGCCGTATGTGCGCAGCGCATCATAGGCCATTTGTGCCCCTTCAAAGAATTCCAATATCTGATTATCCCAAGCGGTTTGGATGATGCGTTCTTTTTCTATGCGGCTGTTATTGGCCTCTAGGGCCATAACAACATCTGCTGCAGATTTCATCTCAGAGGTCCTTATAAACTACATTTAATTTAGCATGTTTTTATCCCTAGTCAATGGCTTAATTTTGCTTTCCCTACACATTTGCGGTTGGTTGGGTCCATAGACCATATCTCCCCCGCGTTTAAACGAGGGAGAATGTATGTGAGAAAATTCTGCGTACAGGCAGTCCCCACAGACCAGTTTTCATGCTTGATCGTTGTCGATCGTTGGCGGTTGCCCGGTACCAACATTACATGCACATCCTGGACAGAGTCCAGCAGCGGAAAACAGCAGAGGAATACTGATCAACCTCAGCCGTTCTTGATCGTTATCAATGGTAGATAGAGCGATCCATTTGTAGCCCATGCAGCACATGGGGCGATGATTTTACAATCTATTCCTGATCTTGATTGAGTATTCCGGGATCGGGCTGGAGATATTTTCACCACGAGGACAGCCGATACTTCCCGGTCAGGCGGATGATGCACCTGTTTATTCGGGTTCCTGACGGCGACCGTCCCTTCCCCGCGCAGACACTATACTGCGATATCCTGTCATCTTGTGTGATTGTGCTGTTTTGTGAGAATATAATGAGCAATAAATGTGAGTGAGGTGCCGTTTATTTGTGTGCTGTTGTGGGTATCTCGGGAAATAATATTGTGCTCATGAAGTGTTCAGCCCCAGCGTCTCCCAGTAGTTTCACCAAAGCTCGCCTGGTGTGTGGGTTCTTCTGTTGCTGTGTACAATAGCGATTCTGTCTGGCAATAATCAAATCTCTATTGCCGTTTTTGCCCAGTGCTTTGAGATATTCAGTCAACAGCCGTTCAGACTCGAGACCTATTTTGGTCATGTCATCTGCTGTGGGCCTGCAGGCTAACCAATGGTCACTGAATATATCGCCCCATTCTGGACGCTCTCTGTTGCTGGCGACAGCAATTTTAATGAAAGGCACTACTGGTTCTTGCACAGGACTGAGATCCAAAAATACTCCGGTGATTTTGTCTCGTCCTGCTATTACATCAAAACCAAATATGGGACTTGGATCAGTCTCATGCGGAAAAACGCACACATGTACCACAGCAAAATTTTCCTGCAGGAACAGTTCCACATGGCCAAGACGGAATTTTGGACTGACATATCTGTGATTTTCCCAGCCATATTCATCTGTGGGTATGCTATAGGCCAGCAAATCATCTGCTATAATATATTGCAACCTGCGTGCAATACCTGTGATCTGTTCAATGCAGTTCATAAAGTTCTTGATAGATCTCAATTATGACAATAAATGCAGCCTGTGCTTCGGCAATATCAGTTTCGTTAAGATCAACCAGTAGGGTTTGTCTTATCCAGTCGATACTGCGCTGGGCATTGCTAAAGGTCATGTGGTTTTTAGGCAAGGACAGTTTTTTTGCAATTATTTGTCCACCATATAGCCAACCAAGATAAAAGCAGTAGATTATACCTGCTAGATTTCTAGGTTCCGTGCACTTGATGTGATTGAGATATTGCTGTGTGGCAGGCAAAATTCTTACCAAACCTTGGCGAGATTCTGCAATATCCTGTACAAATGTTGACCGACGCTCTAGGTCTGGTGGTAGGTCAATTTTGTGCTCAATTGCATCGGTTATCAGCCACATCTGGTAGCACATGTTGCGATAGATATCTTGATCGACATCATCTGTAATCAAGGACTGTGAGAATCGTGTGTTTTCAGCCAGTTTATGAAGTTTTTGAACAGATTGCCTAAGTTCGGATTGATTGATATTGCTCATGATCTAAGTTTATGATTTTTTGGCCATCAAACTCAAATTCATTTCCTCTAACACCTGTATGAGGCTGATCATCCTATGGTACTCGGCTGCTTGGTATCTTTCATTCAACGCATGCCATTCTCTGCACATGGGACTGACTTTGCCTCTGCTGTTGAAATTCTGTCCAAATCTCCAACCTTCGTTGATTTTTTTGTTTAACCATTTTCCATGATTGCGTTTAGACGCTTCTAGTGCAATGGCCTTTAACAGATCTTCCTGAACGACAGCATAGCGATCATCACTTTGGGGGTGTTGGCTCCATGAGATTTCAAAATCACCGCTGGGTATGCTACTGTCAACTGCCAATGCTATATTGCGCACTTCTTCGCCCTCAAGATCTCTGCAGAGTACTACGCAGTATCTATTCATACCGTTGATTTTTCTACGATAAAATCTCTGAGGTTTGTTGTTGGCTGTTAGTTCTGTAGCAGTGATTATACCAGACGGCCCAGCTTCATCCACTGACTTAAACCATGATTTGATGCTGTCGTCGCTGAGATCGTCTTTGGTACTGAGACAGATATAGGGATGGTTGAACATGTGTTATTTATCTTTTGCTAGACTTGTCTAACACCTGTGTTGGTACGAGGCCAAACTGCGCCACTGCTGGGACGGAAACCATAATTGTTCTTGGGCCACACGGGACCTTTCCTGATCAACAGCAGAATCTTAGTGCCATTTGGACTGCCAAGGCCGGTGCAGGCATCCCAACCAGTAGTGGCACTGTAACCTGTGGTGACACTGCTGGGAGTATAGACATTTTGGCCACTGATGACATCATTAAACACCGCAGGAGAACTGTAGAGCAGTGTGTTGACCAGTCCTAGGTTTTTGCCAGTTAAGCAGACTAATCTTGCGATCAAACCAGCCCATAATGGTGCCACAGCACTGGTACCTCCCACTTGTGATGCTGCTAGATTTCTGTTGCTGTAGTAAAAACTATAGCCGCTGAACGGGTCTGCATTACCAGCCACATCTGGGACACCGCGTGTTGCTAGGCTAGTCACCGTATTGCTGGGATACAGTTTGTAGGTCAAACCAGTTTGATATGGAGGTTTGGATTCATAAATGCTGATTCCTCCACCAGTAGCACCTGCTTGAGCGCGTGATTGGTTCCAAACCACTTCACTGGCTATGGCCGAGCCATTCAACAACAATGAAGTTCCACCGCATGACAGTACATAGGGGCTAGATGCCGGATATAGGACTTCAACACCTAGACCATCCCATGTTGAACCGCTGTCGCCTGATGCTGCGCATACTGTAATGCCCAATAACGCAGCCTGTGACAACACCATGTCCATGGCCTGCATGTTGACACGGCCAAAGGCCGCTTCTGATTCTCCCCAACTGATGCTGAGCACACAGGGTGCATTAACACGGTCGTGTATAGCTGTGTTAATGGGGTCATACCAGTTGGGACCTGGCAGTGGATTACCTGCCCCTGCACCAAAGTACACTGCAATCTTTGCATGTGGAACCACTGCTCCTGCAATGAAAATATCCAGCATGACCTCACCAGAACTGTCAGCATCTGATGGGTCATTTGTGCCTGTGTCAACAGGAATAGAAACCACCTGTGGATTTGACAGGCCTATGGCCGAAAAACTGCTGGTTATATTTTGAGCAGTATAGCCTCCACCGTATTCGATCAGACCTATGCATTGGCCGTAGCCACTGCTGGCTGGAAAATTATATGCAGCAGCTACTTGAATTGGAGTCAAACTTGCAAGGCCAGCAGATGCAGACACTGCGGCAGTTGGTTGTTTTGGTTTGGTCAAGAGATGCCGCATGGTTGCTGGATTGTTGAGTCCGATGACATATTCAACCACCTGATAAAGTGATTCGGGGATAGTCAAGATGCCATCATAGCCCATCCAGGTCTTGCCGTTGGATTCTATGGTCAACAATTGTGTTTGAAATGCTGTATTTAATTGTTTCACCGTACCGCGGACCTTTACCATGGCAGCAGCGGCACTGCTTTCAATCACAGTAAGGCCAAAATATCTAGCAAAACCAACAGCATGTTCTAGATCTTCTGCACTGCTGCTGTAACGTTGTGCAAACTCTGAATAAGAGAGTGTGTCACTGCGTTTACCTGCTATGATGGCATCTGCATGCTGTTGCATTGATAGGCCATCAAACTGCTGCCGACGCAACAGCATAACTGCCGTGGCGATCTGGCCAAGATCTGCTGGTACAGTGGTAGAGTCCTTTGGTACGGTGTTGCTGCTGTTGGTCAGCAGCACTCGCTTGTTGGTATTCATATTAGACCTCAGTCTGTAGGACGGTCAACGTGACTGTGATTGCAGCAGCACTATTACCAGTGTTGACAACCTTCATTGAAAGAGTGGTGTTTGGCGGAGAATTATTAAGGTAACCGCCAACACAGGGTGTGAAGTTGACAGTTTGTGCTCCCGTTGTTATGGCTTCTGCAATTACACCGCTACCTGGGACAGGATCGATAGAAATTGACCTGCCGGTATCGGCTGTTGCAGCAGTGCTGGTGTTATATACCGTAACCCAAGCAGCACTACTGGTTTGTATAGAATAGATGTTGAAACCATGATAGGCTGTGGTACTAATGATACTGGAGTTGTTTACCAACATTGTTGGAGTGGTCGCAGTGATTGTGGTACGAGCAGACAGTGTGCCTGCACCAGCAGGGCCAGTTGCTCCTGTCATAGTAGCCGCACCGGCCGCACCGGCTACACCCGTTGCACCAGTTGCACCCTGTGGGCCGATGCTGCCTGTAGGGCCAGTAACACCTTGATTGCCTTGAGATCCTTGAGATCCCTGCACGCCAGTAGGTCCTGTGTTGGATCTACCTGTTGGCCCTGTAGGACCAGCTGTACCAGTTGGTCCTGTGCTGCCTATGTTCCCTTGCGATCCGGCACGTCCGGTTGGTCCGGTTGGTCCCGTAGTGCCTGTGCTGTTTGTAACGGCCATGGTATTGCTCCTTTCTGATATTTACCGGCGGCATTGGCAGAGGATGTTAGATTGACAGGTCAAATTTTGTAGATACTGCGCG